CGCGGCTTGCAGCGGCGTAAATAGAGACGTTTGGCGGCTTCTTTAAGTTCGGGGGCGTATGGCATGGCCGCAGTCTATGCGGCGAAAACGCTCGAAACGCGGGGTTAAAATCCGCGTTCCTCCTATCGCCGCGATATAGGACCAAAGCAAAAGTTAACCGTTTGTTTGGTGATCGGCCGGTGCATATCGTGGGGGCTCAAATCACCGATTGAGCGCAGTTATCGCCCATGCCCCGTTCCCTTGTTTCGTTCTGGAAACGTGTCGCCACCAGCGGCACCACCGCCGATGGTCGCGAGATCCTTCCCCAGGAACTGCGCGACATCGCTGAGACCTACAAGTCGTCCTTTTACACCGCAGTGATCTGGTGTGACCACGAACGCTGGCAGGGCTCCCACGGCACCGTCTATGCCGTACGCCTGGTAGAGGATGCCGAGGATCTGGAACCAGGTCATGTCGCGCTGGAAGCACAGCTCAAGCCCAACGACCGCCTGCTATGGCTCAACGATCAAGGCCAGAAGCTCTTCAGCAGCATCGAGATCACGCCAAATTTCCGTGGTAAGGGCAAAGCCTACCTCACCGGTATGGCGGTGACTGATGAGCCGGCCAGCGTCGGTACCCAAGAACTGTACTTCTCCAAGAAGACCAGTGCGACGGCCTATTTTGCTCGTTCCGTGCCGCTTGGCTCCCTGAATGAAGAAGAGCCCAAGGGCGAGTTTGCGAAGTTGTTCGCCATGTTCTCGGGGCTGTTCAAGCATTTCGGGATCGAAGAAACCCCCGCCGAAACCACTCCGCAAACCCCCACCGAGAGCAAACCCCCAATGGATGAAGCTACAGCCAAGGCCGCCAAGGCCCTGATCGAGCAATTGCTGATTGTGGCCGCTGGCCTTCAAGCGTTGATCGAACCCATCGTCACTGAAGAGGAGCCGGATCAGGCGCCGATTGATGACGTACAGGCGGCGGTCGATGCGATCGTCACCACGGCCGAGGAAGAAAAAAACCTCAGCCGCCAAACGACCGGCAACAAGGCCGTGCTGGCCAGTGTTGCTCAACTGCAGAAGCAATTCACCGCGCTGCTGAATACCCCGCAAGGTCGCCAGCTTCCGCGCTCCACCGGCCCTGCCGACGTCAAAAAGCGGGTGCTGTGATATGAGCCAACAATCTCTGTCCAACCGCGCTCTGAAGCAATACGCCGCCTTGCGTGAAGCGATCGGCGAGACCTACAGCGTCGACGTGACTCGCCAGTTCAACGTCGAGCCGAGCATCGCCCAAGAACTCAACGACAAGATCACCGAGCGCGCCGATTTCCTCGAGCGCATCAACGTCGTGCCGGTCACCGAAATTAAGGGCCAAAAGGTCATGTTCGGTGTGAACGGTCCGGTGACCAGTCGCACCAACACCAAGACCACCGATCGTGAAGCCAAGGATGTTTCCGACCTGAACGGTTTGGGTTACGAGCTGTTTGCCACCGAGTCCGACGTCGGCCTGCCGTTCGCCAAGATCGATAGCTGGGCGAAATTCCCCGACTTCGCCGATCGCTACTCGGCGGCAGTGCAGAAGCAGATCGCCCTGGATCGCATCATGATCGGCTGGCATGGCGTTACCGCTGCGATTCAGACCAATCTGGCCACCAGTCCGATGCTGCAGGACGTCAACAAGGGGTGGATGCAACTGGCACGCGAGCAGATTCCTGAGCAGGTGCTCGAGGAGGGCGCCACCGCTGGGAAAATCACCCTGGGTGCCGGCGGCGATTACGAAAACCTCGACGCCCTGGTGCACGACACCAAGCAGATGATCAGCTCCGTGTTCCGTGACGGCGGTGACCTGGTGGCGATCGTCGGCAGTGACCTGCTGGCGGCTGACAAGGCCAAGCTGTATTCCAGCCAGGCGGGCAAGCCTACCGAGAAAGAGCGCATCGAAAGCGCCCAAGTCATTGCGACCTACGGCGGTCTGCCGACCTTCACCGTGCCGCACTTCCCGGTTAACACCGTGGTCGTCACCAGCTGGGACAACCTGTCGATTTACTTCCAGGACAGCAGCTGGCGTCGTCACCTGCTCGAGAACCCGAAGCGCTCCCGCGTCGAGGATTACAACGGCCGGAACGAAGGCTACGTGATCGAGCAGCTGGAGAAATTCGCGGCCGCTGAAAACGTGGAGCTGATCTGATGAGCCTGGCACTGGCGCACAAGCGCCGCGTTCAAGCCGAAGGCCCAGCCGCCGCTGCACGCTCCGGTGCCGAAGCAGTGGTGTATTCATCCGCCACCGCGCTGTCCAGCCCAGCCAATGGCAAAAAGCACCTGAAGCTGATGGAAGACGCATTGGCTCAGGATCTGGAGCGAATCAGCGCGATCAACAGCCGCGAACTACGTCAGCAGCTCAAGCGTGACGAGCTGCTGCCTAAGTACCTGGACTACGTGCAGCGCTACCGCGATTCCGGATTGAGTTTCCCGAACTCGGTGGTGATGCAGGTCCTGGTCTGGCTGTTCGACACGGTGCAATTCGAAGCGGGCCTGGACCTGGCGAACTTTGCCATGGAACAGGATCAGCCGATGCCCGAGCGCTTCAAGCGCGACGTGCCGACCTTTGTCGCGGATGCGGTGATCGAGTGGGCCGAAGCTGAGCAAAAAGCCGGTCGCAGCCCTGAGCCGTACCTGTCCGACCTGCTACCGCGTATCGATGGCGAATGGGAGCTCACCGAGCAAATCCCGGCCAAGTACCACAAGTTGATTGGCATCCGAGCAATGGCCGCCAAGGACTGGACGAACGCCATTGCCCACTTCGAACGGGCCACTGAGTTGCACGCCGCTGTCGGTGTGGGCACTCGCCTGGAAGGTGCTCGCAAAGCCCTGGCAAAAGAACTGGCTGAGAAAGCCGCCGAATAACCGACTACCCCCCCCCGGCGAGAAACTGTGGATGTGAGCCAACCATTTATGGCCTTGACCCACTGAAACAGTTTTCCCGCCCCTATTCGAGTGCCCAGCAATGAGCTTTTCCGGGAAACCCACGACCTTTGTGGAACAGGCGATCGAGAACGACGGCTTTTGGCCGGACCTCTCCCTGGCCGAGTTCCAGAAGGGTTACCGCCTGCCGGCGGAGTACCTGGTAGACATGCTGGTCACTGATCTGACCACGGCGATGATCGAGGTCAATCGAGATCTCACCAAGCGCAAGGGCCAATGGCAAAACGTGGGCATCACCTCCGTCGAATCTGCTGATCCTATGGTGCTGCCCGAGCGCACATTTCACGCAGCGACGTATAAGCGCGCCGTTTACTGCCGCGCCAAGGCTAGCTTGCTGACTCAGTTCGCCACCGTGACCCGCCGTGAAAGTGCGGAGAACACCGGCAAAGAATTGCCCGAGCGTGGCGAAACCTTTCTGGAATTCAGCCAGCAGGCCGTTCGTTCGCTGCAGGGCCGTGGTCGCATTACGGCGGCACTGCTATGAGCCAGATCGTGAAGATCGCCTATCTCGAAATCTCCCCTCGCATGACGGGAAAAACGACACGTTTGTGCAACATGGCCATTGCCGCAGCCGAGCACGGTAAGCCTGTTGTTTTTGTCTGCGCCCCTGAGCTCGTGCGGTGGCTGCCGGTCCAAATGCCAGGGGTAACAGTAATTGCCGACGGTGAACCGCTGCCAAGCCATATGCATGCTGAGCGCTGCACCTGGTTTTACGACGAGTTCGATCTGCTGAACTCAGTGACATTCCGTCCCGGCGGTTATTACTCGACCACTGCTGCACGCCTTCGCGTCGTGGGTGAAGACCTCCCGGAAAATGATTTTCTAATGCGGCTTGTTCGTGACTATGGAAACCGTCATGAGCGGCACCTGTGGCTTTTTGACTACCGCGATCTTGTCAGTGTCCATCGGCAGACCATGTCCGAAGAGGCATTCCGTCTGAGCATGCTCGGGGAGTTCCTGTCGTGATCAAGCTGCAGGCTTTGACGGCCTACCTCATCGAACGCCAGTTGGTGGCCCCCGAACAGCTCGACAGCTGGACGGACCAGGTGCAGCTGGAATTGATCTGGAAAGACGACGTCGACGGCATGCACATGGGCGACATGAACTACAGCGCCACAATCGTGCTGGAGCGATTCGCTGATCATCCCGGGCGTCTGATGGCCCTGGTCGGCAGTTGGCTCGAGACCCACGACGAGGACCGCGACGGCCTGCCCGCCACCGTGTTCGACATCACCATGCTCGATGACGACCTGGCTGACGTGGACATCAAGCTGCAGTTCACCGAGCCGCAATACCTGGCCGAGGATCCTGCCGGCGAGATCCATGCTTTTGGAAAGACCTGGTCATTTGTGCCGTTCGAGCTGTGGGTCGCGGAAACAGGCGAGGTGGCCAATGGCGCGTAACAACTTCGACCTCGACATACGCGGCCTGGTCGATGCTGAACAGCAGCTGGCCCTGCTCGAGCTGCCGCCAAAATTGCGCCGGCGTCTGCTGAACAATGTGTCCAAGCGCGTGCGCAGCATCAGCCGCAAGCGCGTCAGCACCCAGCAGAACCTGGACGGGACTCCCTTCGCCCCGCGCAAAGCATCGTCCAAGGGCAAGAAAAAAATGGAATCCGGCCTGGGCAAGTTGCTCGACGTGACCCGCCTGAGTGCCAACGAGGCCGAACTGGGCTGGCGTAACGCGTTGACCCGCTGGGTTGCTTCGCAGCAGCACAACGGTGTTTCCGAGCGTCGGACCGCCGCACAAATGCGCCAGTGGAACCGGGTTCCGGTCGGCCTGGCTGCGACAGAAAAGCAGGCCAAACGCTTGCGCCGCCTGGGCTTTAAAACCCGTCAGGCGGGGAAGAAGACCCTGACACGCCCGTCCGTGGCGTGGATTAAAGAGCACGTGAACTACGCCAAGGCGGGTCTGCTGATCCGCATCCTGGACGACGAACAATCCGAGTCATCTGGTGCGCAGAGCTGGGATATCACCCTGCCCAAACGTCAGTTCCTCGGCCCTGGCACGGAATCAGAAACCAGCGCGCTGGTGAACCTGGTGCTGCAACAAATCCTTAATTCACCCCGCTAGCGAGGCACTGCATGGCACTCGGCAAAGTCAGCGTTAACAATCTCAATCTCGGCCAAGGCGCTGTGACGGCGGTTGAACGCTATTTCCTTTTCATCGGCGTAGGCGCGAAAAGCGTCGGTTCGCTGATCCCCTTGAACACCGACAGCGACCTGGACGTACAACTGGGCGTCCCGGCCAGCGACCTGAAAACCCAGATCACGGCCGCACGCTTGAATGGTGGCGATCGCTGGGCCTGCCTGGCAGCACCGGTCGCCGCCGATGACGACTGGTATGACGCTTTGGAGAAAGCGCAGCAGCTCGGGCACTCGGTTGAGGCCGTGGTGATCACCACTCCCGTGACCGCCGCTGACGCGCTGTCGGACATGCACGAGGCAGCCATTGAGCTGAGCAATATCTATGGCCGGCGTGTGTTCGTCATGGCGGCCACCTCCGGCATTAAGCCAACCCAGACCTGGGCGGAATACCTGGCCGAGCAACAGGCAATCACCCTAGGCCTTGCAGCGCCGCGTGTCCTGGTCGTTCCCCAGCTGCACGGCAATGACCTGGGCGTTCTGGCCGGACGCCTGGCCAACGCTGCCGTGAGCATTGCCGACAGCCCCATGCGCGTGGCCACCGGTGCCTTGCTGGGCTTGGGCGCTGTGCCTACCGACGCAGAAAGCATTCCCCTGCAGTCCGCTATCCGCAGCGCCCTGGACAC